TTCTGATATGATTTTATCTTTGATTACTCCCAAATTCCAAACACATAACTTTTGGTCTAATTGCTTTAGTACATCATCGCCAAACCATTTTTTTGCTTCTTCAATAACTTTGTTCTTTTGGTCTTGTGTATTAATAAAGCAAGTATCCATTTGTAGTACACCCAATATTTCATTTGGTAGCCAAAGTTCTTTTGCTTTACCAGGTCTATTATCAATTCCGTTACAATGACTCATTTCCCACCAATGACAATACCCAATTATTTTTGTATCAACAGTTTTCTTATATCTACCAACCACATTCCAATCAGGCAAATGTGAATAGATAATATCATAATCTGTATTCTTTAATACCCCAACTAATTCTTCAGATGGAAAACATCTTTGGTTCATCATATCACCTGGTATAGGAACTTCAATTTGCTTAATGTTATCTAACATATTAAGCTTTGCACATACATTACCCTTTGGCATTATCACATACCAAAAATATTCACCATAATTGTTTAAGGCATTAACGTGATTGAAAAGGACATCCACAAAGGAGTCCTTTTCAATATTTGAGTAGTTAGTAATATTTGGTATTACTAATACTTTTCTTGCGTTATGGTAGTTTACAGTTGTTTCCCAGAATGTACTCATATTAGATTGATAACAATTTTCCTATTTTTTTAATTTGCTCAGCATTTAATCTACCAGATTTATTTTGCAAAGCCTTAACTAAATCATCATAATCCATACCAGATGATTTATCTCCATTACAATCAGAACATAGAATTTGTAAATTATCCTTATCGGTTTTACCATTACCCTTAACAGGTAAAATATGGTCAGCTTCAATTTCACCTCTAGTAATTTCTTTACCACAACCAGCACATTTATAATCTTGCTCAGCCCAAGCGGTAAGTACATCATCCTCATCAAATTTAGTTCTCACTTCACCAATAGTAATTCCAAAAGAATCTAAATTGAATTTGGATTCTATATGTTTGAGTATGAATTCATAGTCATCAATACGAGTACCACCACCAAATACCTTATTTGCTGAGTATTCTAATGCATCTACATCAGTAGATTCCGTTCCTTTACGAATAACTACTTTTCCGTTTTTGATTTCATATCGTTGGTATGGTTTATGTTTTACTTTAATACCACTAACAATCTTGTCAAATTCATTTACTAACTTTTTGTAATCTATTACAATTTCTTTTTTAGGGTATTGAGATTCTAACCATCTGAAGAACATACAATACTTTAACATTCTGTGTGCTGTCCAATATCCTTTACCTTTTCCTTTTACTCCAATTAATGAAACAATCATTTCATTAAGTTTCTTTAAGTCAGATTTAACTTTCTTTGAAATAGAAGAATTCAATCCGAATGTTGATAAACCAGCTTCAGTTGAAACTTCATCTTGCTTATATAAGTTGTTCCACGCATCATTACTACCTTCTTCCCATGCAGAATCTAAATGGATTTGGTAAGTTAATGCGGTAACAAACGCATCGGTTTCTCTCTTTATTCCTTTTAATGAAATTAAACTCATTTTACCACCACTATATTGGTTGAATATTCTATATGGAGAACAATCAACAGAACCATAAGCTCTACATAGTTTTGCAATTTCTGCATTGTATGCATTTCTACGTTCAGCTGCTGTTACTATATTAAGGTTGTTCAATGTTATGAATAGATTTCTAGCTTCCTTATCAGTTAAGTTATAATGTCTTACGACAAAGAAGTAATTGTTTTCCGAAAGGAATTTTGCTACAATTGGTTCATCGAACTGAATATCAGTCCAAGTTTTATTACCTAAATTATAACTCTTACCTTCAAACTCAAAGGTAAATCCTTTTGGGGTTTTTAATAAACCTTTGAAGAAGTTAAGGATTGTTCTTGTTCGGTGTCCACCATCAACAATTTCCCATTTTTTCTTTGCTGGGTTATATCTATGATGGATTGGTTGGATGAATTTACCGGTCAAGAAAGCAACGATTAATGCCTTTTGCCAATCATCACCAGTGTAACCTTTAGTACCATCTAATTTGGTATAAGGTCTTTGATATTCAGGAGACTTATCCAAAGTTCCTGCATTTTCTAAAGCCAACATATCAGCTCCAGAAATAAGTTGTGGTTCAGTATTAGAATCCACGCGATTTTGTGACAGTGTTTCATTCACTGCTTTCAGTTTTGATGTTTCCATCTTTTGATGCAATTTTATCCTCTCTGCTTGAGTTTTTTATTAAATTTATCCGCCTCTTTTTAGGGGCTACAGCGGTACTTCCCTCTATTTTGTTAAAACAAATATACGAATATTTTTCGATATTGCAAAACTTTTTTATAACTTATTGATTATCAACACGTTATGTATTACCAAAAATTGGTAGCACCTTCAGGTGCTTCGTATGTAGTTAAATGATGAACTATTTCAGTATTGAAAGATGCCGTATCTTTTGGATATGGTTTAATTTCATGCTTCAATCGTTTCATCAAATCCTTTTTTTCTTTTTTATCTTGAGCAAGTATCTGAACATATCTATGCTTTGGTGGTTCTTCCCTTCTCCAAAACTCTTTATATCCTTGCTTACCAATTTCTAATTTCAAATGGTCTAAGTTGCCACTACCCCACATTGAGAATACTGTCCTACTATGAATCCAATCGTATGGGTCTTTTTGTAATGATATACCCCAATTAGGCATCAATGCAATATCGGTTGATAATCCCTGATAAATCCAATTGGTAGCTTGATAAATTCCGCCTAAATGAGCTTGTCCATTATCAGCATATGAAAGTAATACTTTAATATTCTTATCATTTTCTTTTAACCATTTGAAAGATTGTCCTAATGCATAAGATTCAATATTAGAACCATAACCATCATCACAATATAAACGAGTTAATTCTAAAATGTTATCTTTGGTTAATCCTTCACAAATAGAAGTTGATGCCTTTGCTCCAACAGGAAAACCATAGATTAAACAACCTATAAGTTTATCACCATCAAAAGTACTAGAATCTTCAGCTTTATAGTAAATTCCAATTGCGTATCTACAAGCTGTCCAAGCATGAGTATAGTGTTTCTTTACAATCATATCTTTAGCGATACTCTTTGCTATTGGAGCAACATATACTTTAGATACATCACAATATTGTTTACCTTCTACTTTCATTATTACCAATACTTTTTACCATCTTTTTTAGCATCCTTCTTAGCATCAGCTGCTTTTTCTAAGATTGATTTTTTCTTTTCTAACTTTGCTTCCTTTTGCTGCTTCTTCATCATTTTATCGTAACCTGCTGGAAATTTGTTTATGACTTCTATTGGTCCATTTGGAAATTTCTTTAAATCATATTTCCAAATAGATTCAGTTCCATCATCATCTTTATAGGTTACTTCAAACTTTACAGGTTTATCAGGAGTTTTTTCAGGCCACCTTCCCATATATTAATTTTATACAAATATACGAAATTATTTTGAATCTACCAAATCTATCGGGTCCATCTTATATACCTCATCAATAATATCCAACTCTACTTTTGGATAGGGTAAGACCTCATGTTTAAGCGATTTTAAGAGTGCTTTTTTCTCCTTTTTATCTTTGGTTAGAATATACACATATCGGTGCTTACGTGGTTCTCTTTTAATCCAGAATGGGCTTGTAACCATTGTCTGAATTATCTTCGGGTCATTCGTTCCGTACTTTACATAAGAAGTCCGAGAATGATGCCATTCATCATCTTCACTCCATTTGAAAGACCAACTATCTGACCATCTGATTTTATTACCCTGATATATCCAATTCGTAGCTTGATATACCGTTCCTAAGTGCCCAGCGTTTGGGTCTGAATAAGATATTAGGGCTTTGATACGAGGTACATTAGTTCTTAACCACTCGAAAGTTTGTCCAACAAACCAACTCTCAATGTTACTACCATATCCATCGAATACGAATAGTCTTGTCAATTCTAATACACCATCTCTAGGAAGTAATTCGGAAATTGATGCGCCGGCATTTCTACCAACCGGGTCACCATAACAGGCTACTCCAACTAATTGTTCATTCACTCCACTAAAGAAAGAATGTTCTTCATCAGAAAGATAAAATAAGCCTATGGCATAGGATACCTTTGTCCATATCCCACTGTAATGGTTATTGACAATAATATCCTTTGCAATACTTTTATTTATTTCTCTTATTGAGAATTTAGATATGTCACAATATTGTTTACCTTCTACTTTCATAAGCTACCAGACCAAAATTCATTTAGATGCGCCCAAGTTTTTCTTTGGACAATCTTTATTACATTGGCTGGGGAAACTTTATTGTTCCTTGCAATCACCTTTACGTTTCGGTGACCCATATTCCATAATCTTCTGATGTTTAGAACTTGCTCATCTGTAAGTTTAGCTGCAGGATGAGTTTGTCCTCTTAAAATAGCCATGTAACCTTTATTAATTAATTTTATTTTAAACCTTCGTTAATAGCATTTGTATATGCAATTTTAGAAGAAAGGCCAGTAAATCTTTCTATTAACTGTCCATCTTTTTCAATAATTACAACTGGAATTGATGTAATATTATATTGTTGAGTTTCTTCTGGGGAATTATCAACATTATATTCCATATATGTTATTTTTCCTTCAAACTCTTTTACGATACTCTCTAATACAGGCTTTAGTGCTCTACAAGGACCACACCATTCTGCTCCAAATTTTTTAACTACTACGCTCATTTTTTAAATGTTTAAATTGTTCTTCTATCTTTATGTTTCCAGCTTCATGCTTTGGTTCGTAAGGACAGTGTCTACATCCACTCCCACAACAGTAGCCACGCTCTATGTGGTATTGTGGTGTAAACACTATCTTACTACCTTCAAAGTAATACAGCTCCTCTCTTTGTTTATTTAACTTCACAAGCTCCCCCTGCACATGCCAACTCACCACTTAAGTCAGTTGTATCTTCCAACTCTATAACTTTACTTAAATCAACATCATGCAATGTCTTCATAAGTTCTTCATACTTTTCTTTAGTACAATCTTCAAATGGTGCTTGAATGTAAGTTCCACCATCGTAAGGTAATACTGAAAGTCCGTTGTAGTATTCTTTATTTTCCCACATCCATTCACCAACTGCTTTCCACTCATGCTCTCTAATAGAAATAGTTGCTGATACATTATGTGTATTGTTACCGCTTCTATGACCAGGCTTAACCCACTCACTATGTACCTTCTTAACTCTTTCCAATAATTGAATTGGAGATTCAGTACGGAAGATTGAACCTTCTGGTGCTTTTTGTGGAATACCAATCACTGCCGTATCATGTGGTCTGAAATATTCATCTTCTACTAATTCAGGATGATGTAATAATAAGTGAGAATAAATTGATTCATTCTTACCAACTCTTACTCTACGAATATAATAATCATTGTGCCAAGCGTGAATACCAGATGATGTACCTAAAGTTAATGATGTTGTTCCAGCAGGCTTTACAGTTGTACATCTAGCTGAAGCGTTAATACCAATTAAATCTGCAACTCTTTTGTTTTCTTCTTTCACAACTTTAGCTGCTGCTTTCATATCATGCTTTAAAATAGCACCACTTCCAATACCTGTCATAGATACTCCAATTAGGGCATCCTTTTCAGTTGTTCTTTGCCAAATTGGTCTTAGGTAATGGAAATCAGTATATCCAGCCTGAAGTGTTCCAATAAATGCTGCTGCTTTAACTCTTGCTTCCAAATCAGCTTGGTCTGTAATATCACTTACGTTTACTTCACATAAGTTACAGAACTGATAAGGTCTTAATGCAATCTCACAACAAGGGTTAGTTCCCCAATCTTTATCATTTGATAAGTAGATACCAGGTTCACCAGCTCCACTTGCTTCAATTCTTTTCCAAAGGTCTAAGAAATACTCTTTAGTAATTTTATGTCTCATTAGGACTGCTGAGTTATTTGCTCTACCTCTTTGTGGGTTTGTTTCCCACCATGCACCACTCTTACAACTAATCATCTTCTCATCGGTTGCTGAGAATAATGAAATAAGTGCTGCTCTACGAATACCACCTGCTAATACTGCATCAGCGATATGGCAAATTATATCATGTACTTCAATTGGCTCTAATTTGTCACCATCGTTCTTTGAATCTAAGATACCTTCTACTTTAATCAAGCACTCTTTAAGTGGTTGAGGACCAGGTGCTTTACCGCCAGATGTAATCAAACGGGCTCCTTTTGGTCTAATATCTCTAAAATCAAATACAGGTTTACTTCCACCAAAGAAGTATGCTTTCATTAATACTAATACTGCATCTGCCCAACCTTCAATAGAATCACCAATAAGAAATCTTCTTGTCTTATCTGCATTTGGTTTTCTAATTTCAGGCAATTGGTCAACGTGATGCTTTTGTACAGAGTAACCTACACCCGTTCCACCTAATAGTAAGAACATAATTTCTGAGAATACTCTCCAATCATCTGCTGGAGCGAATGCGCAGTTATAAATTCTATTTGGTGAAATTTCAATTGGTTTACCAGCAAATTGCATTGAACGCATAGATGGTAATACCTTTTTATCATACACGAATTTATAGTTCTCTTTAATTTCTTTTTTTAAGTTTGGAAACTTCTTAATATGCATATCCATATTACGAGTAACCAATTCTTCCCATGTTTCTCTCCTTTGTAATTCCGGTTGGTACTTTGCGTACTTCATATACACCGTAATGTCTGATAAAATTCGTGTTGAAATGTCCATTGTTTTGTAAAAATTTAAATGTTTGTGAGTTTGATTTTTTTCAAGAAAACCTGAAAATAAAAAAATAAATATAAGGTCTCTCACCAAACGATTCAATTTTGTGGATAAAAAATCCACTTTTCTTTAATTTTTTTGGTGTCAAAATTCTAACCTATTAAAACATATGAAAAGGGGAGATGTACTCCCCTATCATATTAAGCTGCTTTTTGCTCTTCTGTTGAAGCTTTCTTATAAGCAGTTACTAATTTCTTCAACTCACCAATAGCTTTTCTAGCTCTTGATTTGTTTACTTTCTTAGTTCCATTGTGCTCTGCTTCAAATGTTGTAAACAAAGCCTTCATCTTTTCAAATAATTCTTGACTGTTCATAGTTTTTGTTTTTTAAAGTTTAACCTAACCCCGTATTGGTATTTGGTTTATTACCAACCGGCATTGCTTCCATATATTTTTTATGTAACAATTGTCTTTCCATTTCGGCACCATTTGCACTTTCTTTAGTTGCTATCATTCCATCTGCTGATGTTGCTGTATAAACATCCAAAGTACCATGCGTTGTATCCATCTTTGCTGGGAATGTGATACCATCCTGTCCGAATCTATTTTTCATAACATGCACCCTAGCGGTGTTGTTCAATTTATCTTTTGCTTTTCTACTCAAACTCATAATGAAATCGGCGTTCATTACTTTAGCGTAAGAATCTGCAATCTTATCTGCTTCAATAACTTCCGAATCAATTGCTGAACGATTTGTTTGTGATGCTGTCCAAACCGGCAATCCTAACTCACCACCCAATCCTCTTAAATCAATATACACACCACCTTGCTCAGCGTATGTACTATCGGTTTTGTTTGAATGTGATAATAACAAATCAGCGTAATCCACAATAACTAAATCGGGCTTATTACCGGCTGCTATCATCTTTTCTAAGTGAGCCTGAATTGTTTTTGAACTCGCTGCTTTCGGTGGGAAGTATTTGATTTTAAGTTTACCTCTTAGTTTTTTCAAAGATGATAATACTTCTTCTTTCTTATCAGCCAATTCATGCGATGCTATATGTGAGAATACTGTATCGTATCTTAATCCCACATATTCTTGCGATAATTCTAATGAGTAATGTACTACAGTCTTTCCAGCTCTTACAGCTGCTGCTCCTAAAGCACATAATACCCAAGTCTTACCAACACCAGAAGGTGCTACCACAACTCCCAATTCACCAGGTCCCAATCCACCATTCATCAATTCGTTAATACATTCCCAATCAGTAGCAACAGTATCTCTTTTTGTTTCATCATATCTTCTTTCAAAGTCTATGAGATAATCCATACCTAAATCAGAATCAACACCAACCTTCATTGCCTTATCAACCAACTCTTTGATTTTATCATAGTTGCCTGATTTTAGTAAATCAATTGATTGTACGATTACATTCTTTAAGTTTTGATTAATACAAAAAGATGTGAACTCATCTTTAATATAGTCTAAATCAGTATTACCAATTTGTCCATATACTTCTTTAAGTTGCCCTACGATTGTTTTTTGTAGAGATTGATTTTCAAGCTTAGATACTTGAACTTTGAATACATCCAACGAAGGTACTTTATTGTACTCTTTATGATGGGAAGTAATTTCTTCAACTATCCATTTATTAGCTTCCGATTCAAAGAACTTTTTATGGATGACATCAGAAAGTGTATCCATCATTCTTTCATCGGAAAGTAATGCTGCAATAGTTTTTGTTTGAAATGATTGCCCGTATTTTTGTAATGTATCTTCGCTGTGCATTTATATTAATGATTTACAAATATACAATAAAATAATTGTTTTACCAAATTATTTTACTATAATGTTTGTATATGTTGATTTTAACCAGTCATTAATATCCTTCCAATTTTGTAGAATCTTATACTTCATAGCTGCTTTTATGAAATCCATTTTGTCAAACTTTTTGTTTGGTTCATCAAAACGGTCATTAATCTTCAGCTTTGTGTTTGTATTTATATGTGGTTCTTGCAATTGCATGATTTGTCTATTTCTTAACACATCATTTTTAGCTGCAAGTATATCTTCATAGATTTTAGCTTCTCCCTTCTTATTTTCACATAGTTGAAAGAACTCATCAAAAGTAATTTCTCTATCTTCTGATAGTTCAGGAAATCTTTTAAGAACAGTCTTTAATCCACATCCTTTAACGCCAGGCACATTATCTGAATTATCTCCATCTAATGTTCTGAATAGTAAAAGATTTTGTGGATACATTCCCCATTCTTCTTTAACCATTTCTCTATTGTATAATTTCTTTTTTGTTGGTGAATAAACAAAAGTCTTTTCATCAACTAATTGTAAGAAATCTTTATCGGTAGAAACAATATAACATTCTTCATCTTCTGCTAAAACGTGCTTAGCTATGTGTCCGATTACGTCATCTGCTTCTATACCATCATATATCATTGTTGTAATAGGTAATGAATCTAACAGGTCATTCAACCAAACGAATTGACGTTTCATTGAAAGTTGTTCATCTTCTTGAGTCATCATATCAGGGTACTGACGATTAACTCTGAATCTATTCTTACCTCTATCAGCTTTGTAGCCTTCAAATAATTCTTTTCTTCCTTTAGCTCCACCCTTACCATCAAAAGCAAGGATAACTCTAGTAGGATTAAATTGGCGGATTTGACTTCCGATTGAATTTAATGAACCAATAACTCCACCCGTATGCTCACCATTCTCATTCATTGTAGGATTGGTAGTCCAGCTACGGATGAAGGTATTGAGTCCATCTATGATAAGAACTCTACCATTCCTTACCCTTTGGGCATTAGATTCATGTTCAGATTCTACTTCATTGAGTAATTTTTTGTATAATTCTTTCATATTGTTTGTAACATTTATTAATCACCGATTACTTCTGAGTCTGTCACCAAACTATCAGTATCTAATGAATCTTTTTTGTATTGTGAAATAGTTGCTTCGCAAATCCTTTTATAGATTTGTTCTTTTACTTCCTGATTAGCTTCTAATGTAGAAGGAAAATCTTTGGATTGAAATTTAATAACTTCACCTGAATCAATATCAATATATTCATACCAAGCTCCGCTTTGTTTTACAATACCATTTTCTTTCATAATTGCTAACCAAGCACCGTAGTTATCAATACCTCTATCAAAGAAGATATCGAAATCGGCAGAACGTAATGGTGGTCCCATTCTATTCTTTACAACCTGACATCTTACTTTAATACCTACGATTCTTTCATTACCATTCTCCTTCGCTTTGATTGTACCCATACTCTTTAATCTCAAACGAACCGAAGCGTGGAAAGCGATTGCTTTACCACCACTTGTTGTCCAAGGGTCAGAGAATGGCATTGCGTTCATCTTCTGTCTTAATTGGTTAGTGAATACTAATGTAATCTTTTGTCTTCCAATTAAGTTAGTAATTTTACGCATTGCTTTGGAAATGATAATAGCCTTATCAGTAGCGTAACCATCTTTTCCGTAATCAGCTTCCATTTCTTTTTCAGTAGATGCAGCGGCAACGGAATCCACTACAATCGTTACATACTTATCTTTGGAATTTGTTCTTACTTTTTCGATGATTGTTTCGGTGTACTCAAAACATTGTTCAACAGTCTCAGCTGCTACATACAATAGTTTCTTAGTATCAACTCCGATAGCTTCTAAGAACTCTCTACTTACGGCGTTTTCAGTATCAATCAACACAGCAATACCACCTAACTTTTGTGTTTCGGCAAGTAAGTGTGCTGAAAGAAGTGATTTACCACTTTGTTCAAGTCCTGTCACTTCGGTAATTCTACCAACAGGCAAACCCCCATAAGGTCTATTAGAGATAGCCACATCTAACATTGATGCTCCGGTTGAAATCCAACCATCTACATTTGTTGGTGCACCATCTTCATCTAAGAAGAATGCTACTCTCTGGTCTTTTGATTGTTTGTTTAGGGATTCAGCAAGTACTTCCGCTAAATCTACCTCTTTGGTAATTTTTGCCATATTCTATTAACTTATTTATTATGAATTGAAAAGGTCATCAAATGCTGCTGCCACATCATCTAATTTTTTAGCTGGTGCTGCTGCCGGCTTTGATGGAGTTGTATCGAATGGTGCTTCATCATCATCGTTAGCAGTTGATGAAAGTGTTTCAGCTGATACTGATTTTTCATCTTCTGATTGTGCTGATGGATTTAACCAACCTTCTAATACATTTTTCAATTCTGCATAAGTTAATTCTGAATAAAGTTCAGTAATTTCTTTTTGAGAATTTAAGTACTTATCCGTTTCTTCTTTAGATGTTGCTAAAGGAGTTTCTTTTGGTTTAACACGGATTGTTGTTACAGGGTAAGAAGTACCACTGTCTTCAGCAGATACTACTTCAACAGTAATATCTCTACCTTCATTTGGGTCAGTAATATCACCATAATCAGGGTCTGCCATATAACCAAGAATTTCTTGATATACAGTTTTACCAAAGCCCCAAAAACGAACACCTTCACCTTCTTCACCTCTTACCAATACTGGTACGAAAGTTCTAAGTTTCGGCTCCATCTTTTTTGCTGCTTTCCAATCTTCCTTATCACCCATTCTTTTAAGTTTATCAGCAAACTCAACGATAGGGTCAGGTCTGCCAAAACTCATCGGAGATAAGTAAGTTTTGTTGTTGATGTTGTAGTGAAAATAAAGTTCAATAAAAGGATTTTCTTTATTGAATTTGTAAGGCACCAATCTGATTGTGTGTTTGCCTGGTGCTGGCTTCCAAAGTTCTACAGTTGTTCTTTGGGTGTTTTGCAGTTTGTTAAGTCTGCTCTTAATAGCATCTAAATTAATTGCCATGTCTTTTAAGTTTTAAGAGTTTAAGTTTTAAAACGTTTATGTTTTAAGGTTGGATTATAGTGTCTTTCCTACACTTCCGTTACATATATAAATATAAAGGAGATACAAATATACAACAAGTTTTTGATATTTCCAAATATTTTTTTGAGTATATTTTTAAGGAAAATTATGTAACAAATATAGTAAAAATTTGTGACAAAACCAAATAAAAAAGGGGAATTAATTTTCCCCTTCTTTTGTGTATAATAATGATGTTCTATTTGGATATTGTAGATGCTTCTTTAAAATATCAGTTTCATTGTCATCTATAAACTCTCTTAGTTTAATTTCGTTTTTAGTACCAATTTGTTCTAATGTTATAATAGTAAAATTACGCCCGCCTTCCATTTTTTTAGTTTCTGTTTTCACAACTTTGTATTTATTATTAGATGGTAAAAGTACTTCATGTTGACCAGACCAACTTCCAAAATCATCACCAACCATACTATTTTTATTTTTAGCAGATACATTATCCACATTTGCATTCATACAAAATCCATTGAATGTATTTTTTGAATTTACCACTTTTATTATTATAGATTGGTTATTTGATTTATTTACCAATGCGTTTGCGTTACCAACATTATTAGCAAATTCAGTAGCTGTTGTTACATCAAATGAAAATGAAGATATTGGTAAATCAATAGTACTACCTTCTTTAAAAGATTTCATAAATTTAGAATAATCAGAAGAATTCATAGCCATACCTCTATACAACGCATTTGTATGAACTGCAGGTGGTGGGTCTGATTTTAACATTTCATCAATTCTATTTAATGCATCTTTATTTATCATTGATTGATATGAGAACATATCATTTATATAATTCTTATTTTTCTTAGCTTGCGCTTTAACCCATTTAGCTTGATTTTTATCATTAGCTTGTGAAATATCTACAAAAGAATTATCCTTATCATCACCCTTTTCTTTTTTAATAAAATTACGAAGTCCACCATCTACAGTTGTTGGATTTTCTAATTCACTCTGCATTGTTTTATTCCAATCATCATCCGAAAGGTTTTTGTATTTTAATGGATATGCTAATTGTAAACTTGATAATTCATCCATACTATCAAGTTCATTATCCCTTCCAAAAAGAATAGTATTTCCTAATCTAGACAATACAAACTCTGTTAAATTTTTAAAACCCCACTCTTTTAAATCTTCCTCATTTGGAGTAAATCCAGATATATCAAGAAACATTTCAGGATGTGATAATACTCTGTTTACATCTATCTTAAATTTGTTTGCCACCTTTGCTACTTGTGCCGGAGTAAATGTTTCACTACCTATAATTTTATGCTTTATTTTTGTAAGTGCATTTGTTATATCTTTAGTAGTATCTTTATTATATAATTTGGTTTTATCCGTTTCAGCTTTAGCTACTTTTTTATCTGCTTGCGTTTGAATTTCATTCGGGTCAATTCCTTTCTTAATTACATTTGCTTGTTTGTTTGAACTATCGGAATATACTTTGTAATAATAATCATCTGGAGTAACTCCATCAGGTGCATATTGTTTTGTTTCTAAATCTGATAAAATTAAATTAGCCATTAATTCTGATACAGATTGCTTTCTACCATCTTTATCTTTTATTTTAGTAGTTGCTCCTAATTTATTTATAAGATTTAAATCGATACCATATTCGTCAGCAGTTGTTTTTATTATTTCTGGAGTTATATTTGATTGATAGAATCTAACATCCCTTACAATCTTACCATTTTTATTTTTTCTACTAAGAGTAATTAATGTATCACCATATTCTGCAGTACTGATTGCTTTTGCCGTTTCATCCGATGGTTCATTTTTTTTATCAATTGTACCACCTCTTTCCTTTTCGTAATCACCTTTAAATAAGTCAGAGGATTTTGGCGTTTCTACATCCTTTCCCTTTATTTGAGGGTTTTCATGTGTACCATTTTTAACTGCTGTATCTAAATTATCTTTGGTATCAAAATATACCAATTTACCCGTTTTTTTGGATATTGCAGAAAAATCCGTTGTTTTTGGTTTAGCTTCAAATAATTCCCTAAGTAAAATCATACATATAAATATAAAGCAATAAAAAAGGGAGTATTTAACTCCCTTTCTTTTATGCTAATAAAGAGTAATACTCCTTAAAGTGTTTAATTCTATCAGGCAATCCAATAGTACCGCCATTTACTCTTTTAGTAATAGATGTTACAACTGCATCAGTTGCACCACCATCAGCCATTATATGTAGTTTATTCTTATTGAAGAACCAAGCTGCTGATAATAATGCGTATTTCTCAGCTACCACCTGTGGGTTTGCTGTTACATCTTCTCCGATTGATTTACCAAATGCAGTGTAGTTATCTCTTCCTGTTAATTGAATAAATCCACGGCCACAAAACTTTGCACCATCTCCAGAAGATTCAGGTCCGTTACCCATTCTACCACCATATACTAAGTTTGCAATCTTTTCAGGCTTTCTAGCATATTCATTTGCTTTAGCTTCAGTTGGGAAATATTTTTTGAATATACCCATTAAACCTTTAGCTGAATAGTTTAAGTTTTCTTTTGTCAAACGGAATCCACCACTTTCGTGTCCACATTGTGCTAAAAAGTGTGCAAGTCTTAATGGAGTATTGATTTCAAATTTCTTTGCAGTATCAGGAATCATTGCAATTACTGCATCAGGAATATGTCCTTTTAATTTTTCTAATTTCAAACCGGTAGAGTTTGCAACTACTACTGCTTGTTGTTGAATTGGATGTTCTTCTTCACCCATAATCATAGCCCAAGTTTTGTCACCAACAATACCATCTGCAGTTAAACCATGAGCCGCTTGCCATAATTTTACAGCTTCTTCGGTTTTAGGTCCAAAGTTTCCTACTGGGTCTAGATGTAATTTTTTTTGTAATAATTTTACATTTTCGTTGTTATCACCTTTTTTTAATAACATAATAATATTATTTGTTTTGTTCAGTTATAACTTCTTTTCCATCACCGAAATCAATTACTTCAAAAACTCTTGTCTGAATTTTCTTAGTTCCTTCGGCATTTGTTAATATGATTGAATTTTTAAACTTCTGCCAATTTATGACAAAAGATGTATCTAACACCCCACTATTTTCTTCTTTAACTAATTCGTTAAGAGCATTTATTGTGTATAATGTATTAGATTCTTTCTTTCTATGTATTAAGATTGTGTTTTCCAACGGATTTTCAGGTTGGAAAGCTGTATCAATATTGTACGTGATGAATAATTCATCTAAATTCGCCTTATTTTGGAGAATATAGATGTAATTGTAAACGATGTGGTAAGTTTCACGGATTAATTGTAAAGTATTTTGTAACTCACCCTTCGTTGTAAACGTACACAAAAGTTGTGTTTTCATCGGCTTCTATTCCTTCTTTTTTAATTTCATCTATAAATATCAAAAAACCGATGAAGGGGTATTTTTACTATTTTTTCAAAATTCGGTTTCCTTTTACATCGTAACCATTTTTCCAAGCATTAATATTGGTTCTAGCCGAATTGTAAGATGTAGTAAGACCACCACCTCTATTATCAAACGCTCTAAAGTTCAATTTCCACAATTTTAAGTTAGTAGAACCAACATCAGTAGATGAATGATATTTTCCTTGCGAATCAATTACTTGGTGATTATGTTCGATTGTATTTAGTCCGTTTCCAGTATTTAAAGTTGCACCCCAAGAACAAGCCATAGCAAATGCCATAGGTCCTTGCTTTAAAATAAGTGTATTATCATATCCCAATGCAGCATCTAATTCTTTATCACTTTTTAAATATTTATTTAAATTATCTGCATATTTTTGGTTCACTTCCTTCATTCTATCAAACAAAGGATTTAAATCTTTTAAACTTTTTGCACCAGCACCATCCAATACTTTTTGCATTTCTTTTTTACAATTTTTTATTACTTGTAAAACCGAAGGTAAATCAGCTTTTCCGTTCTTTAAGTGTTTTTCAAATCCACTTTCTTTAAACATTTTAGCAAATTGCTTATCGTTATCAATTAAATCATTTCTAACACCCATAGTATATCCATAAACGCCAGGATGAGAAGCGTTTCTATTTCTATAATCCGGATTTGGATGGTACTTTTGATATTGTGCAGTTTCACCAGGAAACCCATAGTTACTATATTGGTCACCACTCAATCCATATTTAACAGAAACAGATGAAACTCTTTCAATTTTAGTTCCACTTTTTCTAGATATTTTTAACTTATCACCAGATGGGAAATTACCAACTGATGGTAAATAACACTCATCCCCTGCTGCAATTTCAGTATCATATAAAGACATTTCAGCAAATTGCTTCATCAATGCCCCAGTAATAGTTTTATCTGAATTAGTTGCTATACCTTGAGCCATCATACCATAAGAATCACCAACAGCTTGTGCTGCTTGTTTTGATGGGATTGTATATTTTTTCAATATATTTTCCATTCTTGATTGATGGTCTTGCAATGCTTGTATAACTTTTGGATTTATTTCAGGATATTTTTTTAATTCATCTATTGTTCTTTTAATAGATTCATTATTTTTAATAGAATGTTGTAAGTACAATTTAGCATTTTTACCACCAGACGGTCCAATTAAATTTCCGTTTGCATCTAATGGTCCATGTAATTCGTAGAATTTTTTATCTAAGAATGATAATGGTTCTGTACTAAATAAATTAGCTATAAACTTATCTTTTATATTTCCTTTTGCATCATATGCAACTGATTTATCTTTAAGGTCTGGTTTTGCTGATTTTGCTAAGCTATCACTTAAACTTGATTTTTTAGAACCACCACCTAAATTTGCTCCAGTAGATTTTAAATCAGCTAAAAGTTTTTCAGTAAATGCATTACCACCACCTAATATTTTTTCTTTAGCATGTGATTTTTTATCATTACCACCAAATATACCTAAGTAAACTTTCTTTTCATTTGAAGAACCATATAATTTATACTTATCAACTAATTGAGCGCCTAACTGAGCTTTTTTAGATGTATTCGATGTTGAATAAAATTCTTTAACATCTTCCATAAAGCTTTTGAATATTTTCTTTTCATCCTTAGAAAAAATCTCCATACTCTTTTGTAAAGTTGATGCAGCAAATGCTTTATTTGCCATATCAATACCAGACCCCTTTTCAGCGGGAACTTTTGGTTCTTTTTCTTTTGCTATTTTAGCTAAAGCTGTTTTTTCTCTACCAACTCTTGCTTGTACATCTTTATCTTGTGCTACAGTTGGTTTTGGTTGTTTTGATTTTCCTAATTCTTTATCACTAACTCCAGATTTTTTAAGTAATTTAACCGCCTGATTATATGCTTGAACTTGCCCTTTATTTGCAGAATTTTTATATTTTAATGCAGTTGATACTTTTACTTCGTGGTCTCCTTTTTCATCTTTATATTTTACATATTGATTTAGTACATCATCCGTTTTTTGAATTGGATTTGCTTCTTCTATAAAATCATTAATAATTCCTTCAATCAACGAATCAATCAAAGGTAAATGTTCTTCTTTAATTTCTTGCATTTCGTTTTTATCTTTCTTTTCGTTATATGAATCAATCATATCTTCCATTTGTTCTTGACTAATTTCCATATCTTCCAATCCTTTCGCAATCAATTCAGCAAATTTTTCCATATTTGCATCCATTTCTGCTTCTCCTTCAATATCTGCAAATAATGCAGCTCTACCCGCTCCTTTAAGGATTGTTTCACCTATAACGTGTGGTACAAATTCAACGGCAACGTGTTTTGCAAAGGCAGCTGCACCATGTGATAAACCACCCATAGCTGCACCAAATATAGCAGTAGTTGCAATTTTTATACCAACTGATTTAAGTGCATCTTTTTCGTGGTCATTTAATTTTTCTCCTTTGAAAAATTTACCAACACCTTTACCCGCTTCTTTAAATTCTGCTATTTCATGTTGTGCACCATGTTTAATAGCTTTCCATGCACCTTTAGCTTTATCTTTAATAGCTTGTGCTAATTCTCTTCTTGGCTCTGAGCCAGCTTTGTAATAACCTTTTTCAAAGAATTCTTTTTCTTCTTTATGCCACTTTGATATTTTATCTTTAATCTTTTGTGTAAGACCTTTTTTATCCAATGAACTTACTTGTTTAGGCTGTTCATCTGGTGTTTCTTTATTTGCATCTGCTTTTTTAGCCGCAATTCCCATATCTTCTGCAAATTTGTTTGCCATTGGGATAGCATCTTTAATGTCTTGGTCTAACACCTGAACTTTCATCGGAATTTGTTTTTCCGGATGTTTAGCGTTATAAGCTGCTACTGCTGCCCAACGGTGGTGGCCATCAATTACATATCCATCTCTACTCACATAGATTGGTGCGGTAATCTTTTCATGCTCTGGATTTTCTTCTAATGCTCCCATCATACCAACTACCTTAGCTCCAACTAATTCGGATTGAGTTGCTTTTAATTTATCAGCAGGAACTTCAGTTTGAGTTACCTTAATATTTTTTTGTTTCAACATTTCTCTGAATACCGGCTCCGTATCTACTTCACCACCTTTATCAGTTGGCATATCTGCTGCTCTAGTGCCAGGCTGTGCTTTACCTTTGAATTGTGGCATCTCTGAACGAGGTATTCCTAAGTTATCATCACAATATAAGTTTGTACCAGGTACAGTGATTTGACAAAGGTTGATGTTTGGTGCCTTCTCACCTTTAGAGATAGCATCATCAACCATCTTTTGTACCTTACTAATATCGGTATTGAACTTTTGCAAGTCTTCTTTATCAACTCCATCCGGAATATCAGATGCTGCACCAAATGTTTCTGGGTCAGCTTGTGGAATTTCATTTTGAACGTCTTGTGCTGGGATTGGATTGAAATCAGTATCTTCTTTTGGTTTTATTTCTTTATCTGCTTCAGTATCCTTTTCTTCAGCATCTTTTGCTAATTGAGCTTGTGTTTCCTTCTCTTTAGCCAATCTTTGTCCCATAGCAGGGTCTGCTTTTGGGTCATACATTGGTGCTGCTTTTTGAATTGGGTCTTCTTTTGGAGCTCCACCTTCTGCACCACCTTTGTCACCTTTTGGCTCTTCTGCACCTTGTGGTTTACCTTCACCACCTAAATCTTGATTAATAGCATCTCTTTCTGGCGAACCTTCCGGTGGTAATACTTTTTCAGCCGCATCTCTAGCAGGTGTCCCTTCTGGTTGTCTTAGTAAATTACCAACAATACCTTCTTTATCATTTCCTTGCTTATCTTTATAACTTACTTTTTTATTTAAGATAGGATTTGTAAATGATTTATCAGCTTCTTTTACGTTTTCAGGTGTTTTACCTTTTTCGGTTAATAAATTTTCAACCAAGTCTTTCTTAATATGAGATAACCCCATTTCAGAAAGTACAATACCCAATTCCTTTAAGTGGATTGGGTTCTTTGGATTTGGCATCCCATCATCAACTCGGAACGCCCATTCAGAAAGTATTTCGTTAATTAATTCAGATAAATTCATATTCATTAAAATTTGTGGTCTTCCGGTTCACATATCATTTCTAATTCATCCCAGTGAAATTTAGGTTTTTGATTTAGAAATACAAAACATTTCCATTTACCTTGCTTTTCAAAATAAATGTGTTTTTGTAAATGTGATGGAACAGCTGCTCCAGTTGCTACTCTTTTAGCTGGAGTATCAAAGAAAGCCTTTATTAGTATTGTAAGATTTTCAGCATCATCCCATTTTCTTTCTTGTTCTTCTAATAATCTCCACTCGCCTCTATTAAGGTATTGGTCTTGCATAAAACAATTTAGGTAAGAAAATGTTTGTTTTAAATTTGCTTCATTATCAGAGAAAGTTGCTGCAGGAGCACCATGTCCTTTATCGTAAATGTTTGCTTTGTAATCATCAGCATCTGAAGTTTTAATTCCCTTTTCAGTATAGAAATCCATTGAACCTCTATTAACATTTGTAGGACGGTTTGTTGAACGATACTTAATTATTAAGGGTTGTTCTAAAGATTGTGAATAAAGTACTTCAAACACTTCATTCTTAATTCTTACATCTGCCTGTCCTATTGATACCAATGAAACAAGCAAAAAGGATAAAAGGAACATAATTTTTCTCATATTATAGCATATTTTTGTATATACTATAAATATACTTCTTAAAGGTTTCCGTAAGTTTTTCCCCAACTAGCTTTAACAGGGAAGCCACCATCTTCAATGATATCTTTCAAATCCTTAATGGTATTCTTATCAATATCAGTAGGTACATCAAATAGAAACGAGTCATAAGTGTACAAGTCTAATGTAATATCAGTTCCCTTAATGTAATCCAATACCCTTCTCATTTTCTCCACATTCATTTCAGTTTCTACGGCTTGGAGTAAGTAGTTGAATACCTTTTGTGGATTAGCCCCTTCAATCCAATCTAAAGGAATCATACGATGTGGTGTTTGTAGGAATCCTCTCTTTTGAGTTTCCATCCACATTTCATCAATATAATCTGCTACAGCCTTGAAGTACGGAATCTGCTTAAAATCATCATCAATACCACCATAAAGTAATTGGAATGTTACTCCCTTAGATTCCTCAACACTACATCCATATTGGTCAGCTAACCATTGGTGTACATTACCATCCGGCATATCGAACTTTACTAACTTACCAATCAATCGTGGGTGATATGCATTGTAGTCCATTTGTAGATAAATCCCA